TTCGCCCATCGTTTCAGTAACTGGGTATTCAGGAATGTGATACCAGGAATCAGAAAAACGGGGGCTTATGGTATCCCGTGGGGCGCATTACAGGACTTTTCTCGCCGTAAAGAGCAATATCAGTTAAGTGCTAGTCAGAAGGGGAGGGAGCTACAGGCATGTAAGCGCAAAAAGCGTGAGCTGGAGGAAGAAGAAAAAAGGCTGATACGTGAATATCAGCCTGAGTTTTACTTTGGCAACCGCATTCAGTGACAAAACAAAGGCGACCCGGATCAGAGGTCGCCAATGGGAAAACACTAAACATAAGCCCAAACATCATAGCGATTTGTTGGCTGGTGGGCAATGTGATCAGTGTGCTGGCTTGCTGGTGGGCTATTCCTGCTCTTTAGCATCGCCATGCTGCGATGTTTTCCAGGTATGCGATCCCATTTTTGTGCGCCTGTACTCTTTAAGGAACTTCTCAAGGACAAACGCACATGGTGCGAATCTCTCCGGTTCATGTTCGTTTACCGCATTTTTGCGTTGTTTTTTCTTGGATGAGGATAATTTCTTTAATGATTTGTCAGTCATCGTAGATACCTGTAACCCTGTGCGCCACAGTTCACCGCACCACGGCGCTGGTGATGGTTACTCCTGCTCTTTGGCCTTGCGCCGCTGGAGTTCTTCGCGTGCAACGGTGACAAGCTGCCCGATTTCTTCCGCTGCTTTGATGCCGATTTGTTCGACCTTAGCCAGGGCATCCAGTGACGACACAAGGGGATTTTCTCCGCTGCCTTCTGCTTGGCGGCGGGCTATTTCTCCGCGCATGGCGGTTACGATAAATCCGGCATTGCTTTCGCCGTCCAGCTTAACGGATTCCATCCCTTGCATAACATCTAGTGGGACTCTGACAGTTGTCAGTTGTGATTTTGCGTTTTTGTTAGCCGTTGCCATTTCTGAAACTCCTAATCATCGGTGTGTTTCAGTATACACAAAAAAAGAAATACAAAAAGCCTTGACGTGTGTTTCATGCGCTCATAACATGAAACACACCGAAAGGATTGTTGAAATACAAAGAGCAACGCCCCGCAGTGCCGGAAACACATACGGGGCGTCTAACCACCAACGATAACGAGAGTATCGAGGTAGCTATGTTAAATCATACCACACACCCGCAAGGGCGGGACCCGCACAACCTGAATAAATACATCTGGCGTTTTATCGCCCTGAGCACGGCACAGCCGCGCGTGATTACCATCGAGGCCACCAGCGAACAGGAAGCACGCCAGCAATCCCCGGCTGGCTGCGTGATGGTATTCGCCGCCCGTATTCGTCAGGGGGTGTGCCATGCCTGATATGTCAAATTACCAGTACCTGATTAATCCGCATTTTAAGTGTGATCATGATATTGCTAAGAAGGTTTATTCCGCTGCTGATGGGGCTACTGACAATATATCAATGGGTATTGCGTCAATTGGTAGCCTTATGTTTCATGCGTCAGAAAATAAGGAATATGACGAAAAGGCCATGCGCATTGATATGGGTAATATCGGTTTGTTACTGGCAATGCTTGGGCGGTTTGATATTTCGTTACGGTGCACCATTGAAAATGCCACAGATGCATTAAATGCTATAAAGAAAGCGAATACTGATTTAAATCGGGGATAAATAATCATGAGAACATATTTATCTGGCTTGACTGCCAGCGGTTATGCACACCCCCAAATTATCCCCGGCGCTATTTATCTGGATAAGAACGGTAACAGAGTAACGGTAAAAGAACTGATGTTTGACCGTGTGTATTTTATCCGTGATGGCTATTCATTTCTTAGTTCGCTGAACGTGGAGATCTTTATTAGCAGATTCAGGCGGGAAATCCCGCTTTCCAGAAATAACCATGTGTCATGTATGGATGTTGATAAAAAACTACAGGAACTAAAAAACATGATTAACGTATTCAGGGGCAAGAAATGAAAAGCGCACCGAACTTAAAAAAACAGCCGCGAGGGAAAAAACACGCCGATACGGAAGTGATTATTTTCGCTGGCAGTGATGCGTGGGCACATGCGAAGCAGTGGCAGGAACAGGACGGGCGACTGGCTGGCGACAGCGTGCCTCCTGTCTGGCTTGGAGAGCAACAACTTGCCGAACTGGACAACCTGCAAATCGTACCGGACGGACGCTATCGCGTGCGTCTCTACCAGGCGGGGTTATTGCGTCCGGGGCTTGTTAATACCATCGGGCAGAAACTGGCAGCGGCAGGTGTCAGGGATGCTGATTATTACCCTGAAGGAATGCACAGCCAGAAACGGGAGAACTGGCGCGAATATCTGGAACGTGAACGGGCAGAGCAGGCGGAAAAGAAAAAGGTAGTTGAACTGCCAGTAAAGAAAAAAGAGCGGGTAAAAGACGATAACGCTTCATCACTGGCGCTTAACCAGATGGGAGCAAGTCAACGCGGCGAAGTTCTCCTGGCACATTATGGCGGTGAACTGGCGATTCATGCTGACTCTGACACTGTTCACTATTACAACGGCGTTGTATGGGAGCCAGTACAGGATAAAGAATTACAGCGAGCTATGGCACAGATTTTCATTGATGCGGAGATCAGCTATTCGCAGAACGCCATTAAATCGGCGGTCGATACCATGAAGTTAAGTTTGCCTGTAATGGGGAATACAGCCCGTAACCTGATTGGATTCAGTAACGGTGTTTTTGATACCCGGACAGGCGATTTTCGGGAGCATAACAAAAACGACTGGTTGTTAATTGCCAGTGAATTACCTTTCAGCCCACCAGCAGAGGGGGAAACGCTGGCAACACATGCGCCGAATTTCTGGAAGTGGTTACGCCGTTCGGTGGCTGAGAATGACCGCAAGGCGGATCGCGTACTGGCTGCATTATTCATGGTGCTGGCGAACCGGTACGACTGGCAGTTATTCATTGAGGTAACAGGTCCAGGGGGAAGTGGTAAAAGCGTGATGGCGGAGATTTGCACCATGCTGGCGGGTAAGGCCAACACAGTATCGGCAAGCATGAAGGCGCTGGAAGATGCAAGGGAACGCGCGTTAGTGGTTGGCTTTTCGCTGATTATCATGCCGGATATGACCCGCTACGCTGGTGATGGGGCAGGAATTAAGGCCATTACAGGCGGTGACAAGGTGGCAATTGACCCGAAACACAAAGCCCCCTACTCAACGCGTATTCCGGCAGTAGTGCTGGCGGTTAACAATAACGCCATGTCATTCAGTGACCGCAGCGGGGGGATCTCACGTCGTCGGGTGATATTCAATTTTTCGGAAGTTGTACCGGAGAACGAACGCGATCCAATGCTGGCGGAAAAAATAGAAGGTGAGCTGGCGGTAGTGATTCGCCATCTGCTTACACGGTTTGCTGACCAGGACGAAGCCAGACGCCTGTTATATGAGCAGCAGAAATCTGAAGAAGCACTGGCGATAAAGCGAGAGGGGGATTCGCTGGTGGACTTCTGCGGCTATCTCATGGCGTCGGTAATGTGTGATGGCCTGTTAGTGGGTAATGCTGAAATTGTGCCATTCAGCCCACGCAGGTATCTCTATCATGCCTATCTGGCTTATATGAGGGCACATGGGTTTGGTAAACCTGTAACACTGACGCGCTTCGGTAAAGATATGCCGGGGGCAATGGCGGAATATGGCAGGGAGTATATGAAACGGAAAACGAAGCACGGTTTGCGTTCAAACGTGACACTGACGGAGGAATCAGAAGACTGGATGCCATCATGTGTATCGGTCACTAATGACGATAGCAAAAATTAAACTTATGAAATAACTGTTCACCACTGTTCACCCTGTCATAAATATCTTTTATATCAGTATATTATAGGGTGAATAGTTATTTATGAACTGTTCACCAAACTATTCACTGTTCACCTTTTTGATTGTTTATTGAGCTTCAAGGGTGAACAGTGGTGAACAGTTGGTGAATAGTTTTTGTGAAACTGTTCACCCCTTAACATTATGAATTAAAAGATAAAATATCAAAAGGTGAACAGGTGAAGGGTTGAAACGCAAAAATTTTAATTTACTGCTGTGAGATAAAGCCTATGACAGCGAAGCACACAAAAAAATCACAATCGCACGCCCTTGATTTGACGGAACACTGGTTAAGGGTGTCGATAAAAATCATCGACCGCAACGCCGGGGAAGGATATGCGAAAGCACATCCCGAACTGGTTAGCGCATTCATGACAACGGCAGCTGCAAACTTTGCCACGCTGACAGAACGGGAGATTGCCGAAGCGGAACAGGTAACAACCATCAACGTTAAAACCGGAGAGGTGGAATCATGACAGCACAGATAGCGGCTTACGGGCGGCTGGTGGCTGACCCACAGTTAAAGACCACCAGCAAGGGCACACAAATGACGATGGCGAGTATGGCTGTCCCCCTGCCGTGCAGCCAGGCAGATGACGGAACGGCTACGATGTGGTTATCCGTCCTGGCGTTTGGCAGACAGGCCGACGCACTGGCAAAACACCGCAAAGGCGAGCTGGTGAGCGTGGCGGGTAACATGCAGGTAAGCCAGTGGACAGGCCAGAACGGCGAAACGCGGCAGGGCTGGCAGGTTATCGCAGACAGCGTAATCAGTGCGAGAACGGCGCGACCGGGCGGCAAAAAAGGCCAGCAGGGGCAGGCTACTGACGCACTGAACAGGGCAAAACAACAGGCGGGGAATGATGATCCGTACGGGGATAACATACCGTTTTAAGCAACGAGTGACAGAAGCCGGAGAAATCCGGCTTTTTTGTAGGTACTCCTGGTGGGGGTGGCCTGTCCACGGGGCGGAGGGGCGCGGAAAAAGGCGCATTTTTTGATTTTTATGGCACCATCACCACCACTATAAGCTATTGATATGTTGAGAAATAAAAATTTTTAGTGTCGAATCAGGTTGTTTTTTGTTCATCACCGGAACGTTCCCGAAAACATTTACAAAAAACAGGCGCAAAAAAAGCGCCCCCGATTGCTGTTACCGGAGGCGCTTTTACACGACAAAGGAGTTTTTATCGCCAGGATGACGAGTCTTAATACTGCTTCAATGGCAAAAATGCGTCAATAACTTTGCCTTTCTGAGAATAATCAGAAAAAACATAATCTGATTTTCAGGTAGAAAATGATTTATCTATTACTTTTATCGATCAATAATGATGCCCGTTAATCAAAACGGAGGCGGATTTATGCCAGAGAACAACACCAGAAAGCCGGATAAAAGTGCCACGGTACACATAGACGCCGGAACTATGGAGAAGATCGAACGCTATCAGCAGTTCATCAAAGATAATCACCCGGGTATGCCAGTGCCCACGAAAGGACAAATCACACGCAGCGCGGTTGAATACTGGTACAGGGCAACGTTAGGAGCCTGGCTATGAAAACATGGTTTTCCATTAAGGCTATGGCAGATGTTGTACATGTGCGCATTTATGACGAGATCGGCGGGTACGGTGTAAAGGCATCGGCACTTACTGACGAGATCAACGCGTGCGGTAATGTGTCTGAAATCCATCTTCGCATCCATTCACCTGGTGGCGACATCTTTGAAGGGCTGGCTATCTATAACGCCCTGAAAAATCATCCGGCAAAGAAAATTGTACACATTGAAGGCATGGCGGCTTCTATGGCCTCGTTTATTGCCATGTGTGGCGATCACATCGTTATGCCTGAAAACGCGATGATGATGATACATGCCCCCCGTGGTGTTACTGCCGGAGTGTCGGGCGACGTTCGCCGCTTTGCTGACCTGATGGACAAGCTGGGCGACACGATGGCGGAAACCTACGCCGGAAGAACGGGCAGGAGCAAACAGGAAATCACCGCCATGATGGAGGCGGAAACCTGGATGGATGGCAATGAGTGTAAGGCTAACGGCTTCGCAGATGAGGTTATAGCCGCGATTACAGCAATGGCCCGAATTGAATCAAAACGAATCGGAGATTTTTCAAATATGCCGGAAAAAATTAAAAGCATGATCAGCCAGAAAACTACCAGTGGCGAACAGGAACGACTTAACGGCATCCGTGAATTGTTTGGCACGTTCAACGGAAGATATAACGACCTGGCTATAAGTTGTCTTGCTGATTCAGAATGTAGCGTTGAGAATGCACGCGAACGCCTTTTACTCGCTATGGGTAAAGAATCAACGCCAACAAACAAAACCACCCCCGCAAATCTTTACTACGCGTACACGGATAACGGCAACATAACCGGCGATGCAATGCGCCAGGGGCTTAATGCGCGTCTTGGTCACGAACGGGCCGAACGCGGTAATCCTTACGCCATGATGAGCCTTTTCGATATGGCACAGGCATCATTAACCCATCGTGGTATAAGCACGGGCAGCTACGGCACACGCTCGCAGATAGTAAACGCGGCATTCACCCACAGCAGCAGCGATTTTACCGATATTCTTGCTGGTGGCGCTGAAAAATCAGTGCTTGCAGGCTGGGAGCACAGCGGCGAAACATTCCGCCAGTGGACGAAAAAAGGTTCCCTTTCAAACTTCCGGGAAGCCCGCCGCGTTGGTATGAATGGCTTCTCAACGTTAAACAAAGTGCCGGAAGGGGCAGAATATAAATACATCACCACCAGCGATCGCGGTGAACCCATCGCGCTGGCTACTTACGGGAATATTTTCAGCATTACCCGCCAGGCGATAATCAATGATGACCTTGATCAGTTATCAACGGTGCCAATGGCTATGGGCCGTGCTGCATCAAGAACGGTGGGAAATCTGGTTAATCTGGTGCTTACAGGCAACGTAAAACTTTCTGACGGAATAGCGCTGTTTGACAAAAAACACAGCAACCTGATTGAAGCAGGACTGACAACACCGGGACTTAGTGCAGCACGTCACCTGATGCGCACACAGAAGGACAAAAATGGCGAAGTGCTGAATATTGCGCCTAAATTCCTTTTAGTTCCGGCAGCACTGGAAGATCGCGCGTTGCAGATGATTAACTCAACCGCACCTTTCGGGGCTGATAAAAACAGCGGGATCTTTAACCCGTATCACAAGCTACTTGATATCATCGTCGATCCCCGCCTTGATGATATCAGCGAAAAACAATGGTACATGCTTTCCGCACAGGGAACGGACACAATCGAGGTGGCTTATCTTGATGGCAATGACGAGCCTTACCTTGAACAGCAGGAAGGTTTTATCGTTGACGGCGTGGCCTGGAAAGTCCGTATTGATGCAGGTGTGGCAGCTCTGGATTATCGCGGTATGGTCAAATCAGGCGGGACAGATTCACTCTGACAACAAGGCGGCACCAGCCGCCTTTTTTGCGGGTCCTCCAGGTGGGGTGGGCCTGAACACGGGGCGGGCGGCGCGGAAAGAAGCGCATTTTTTTGATTTTATCGTCATCATCATCATGTGCGTAAGTGATTGTTTTTAATTATTTTGATGTAAAAAAGATGATGAAGAAGGTTGTTTTTTGTTCGACATCTTTTAGCGTGACAGATTCTTTACAAAAAATCTGAGCTTGTTTTCTTCACCAGCGCGATGGGGGCACAATGACAGAAGCCGAAATACTGGGATTAATCCGCCGCGTCGCCGGAATCAGCCAGCAGGTTGACGAACAGGCCACGCAGCCGGACAGCATGACCGCAGATAATTATGTGCGTGTAGTGGTGGAGGTGATGCGCCGTGATGGTATCCAGCTTAATGATGTGGATATGCGCAATATACGAACCAGAGTCCTTGAGTTGCTGGCATACCGTCGCCGTTCTCAACAACGGAGGGAGAGCGCGAAAAATACTTACCAGTGGAAGACGCCGGAACGGCTGCGGAGGTAACTTGTTGATATTCACGATAACGCAAAATTGCGTTGGCTGGTGGGGGAGTTGCAGATCTGCAACTCGATCATGAAATTACGGAAACTACCCGTAGTTTGGGTAGTAAGAGCAACACCCAGATTTTGGGGCTTACTTGCGATACCCAAATAAAGGGTATCGGTGGAAGAAATATCGTTTCTCATATGTGAGTTCCGAGAGCGGAATTCCGCCTCTGATTTGTCATTGTGATCATGCATAGCGGCAATAATTAATATTGCTTCCTTTTTTGCTTTTTTATCGCTTAAGCAGGTACTAAATCTGGGACTATGTTGTAGGGGGCATAACTCAATAGTACCTTATAATCATTTAGTTACCTTTTATTTACTTCTTCTGGATGGA